GGTACCTTGATGAGCTGTGTCATCTGTCCAGCCGCATTTGTTCTCTCTATCAATATGCTGTCAAATAGAGTTCCAAACAGAGTCACGTACTTTCTGATGATGCCGAAGTAGAATGTTTGATTGAACATTAGACAACTCCCTCACTGAAGGGATCCTTAGCGGAGAAGTCAATAAAGTCATTTGAGCCCGTTCCAGGGAAGTTAGTTCCACCTGTATTGAGCGTCTCGTTCTCAGCACCTGCTACTACCTGCTCGATATTAAATCCTTCCACTACTAGATAGTTATCTTCTTCGTCTAACAGGTAGTTATCATTCTCGTCTCTAAGTGCCCAGTCAAGAATGTTGGTTGAGAACTTGGTCTGAATCGCGTCGATCTCTGGAATACCGGTATTGAATACCTCGTCCGAGTACTCGAACAACTCACATGTCATCTCCCAAGTCTGGAGAGCGCCGAGCTGGTAGAACATCTCGAACTTATTAACGTACTTGATCTGGAAGCACTTGTTGTTGAGAGGGAAGAAGATCAAGTCTCCTTCTCGAGGTCTCTCGATCGCAGTGTATGCTCCGATCTCCTCGTTGAATACTCTCTGCGCTATTGAGAACACAACTTGATCCCTGATCTCGAGACCAAACTTAGACATGAAGCTACCGTCGCCGCTGAATCCATCGACTGACTTGATATAGAACTCAACCAAGAATGGATTGGTGTAAGTTGACTGGTCGTCTGCGGTGAGTAGCTGGTCGTAGTTGCCGAGATTACGAGGGACATAGTACATGTCTTCGCCATAGATCTTAATCGCCTCGATGATTAAGTTCTCAAGGAGAAGCTGCTCTTGGCTGGACTTAAAATTATTGAAAGTAGAAATTAGTCGACATAGACCATACCTCCCTTATTCTTATGAGCTGCACGGGCATTACGAGCTATTTCACTTTTTCTTTCTGAACTTATTTTGGCTTTTGCTTCACGCATTTTTTGTTTTGTTTCTTTACTGTGCTTTGAATTTTTACGAGAAGCAATTACAGCCGCAGCATGTTCTGGTGAATTCTTTGAAGCTCTACGGCCTGCATGTAATTTTTCAATGTGTTCTTTTGACCTTATTCTTTTTTTAGCAGCTTCTGACATTTTTTTTCTATGTTCTTCTGAGAACTGTCCTTTCTGCCAACCTCCAAAATAAAAATCTCCATCATTATTGTGCATATTATAAAACTGTTCATCAAGAGAGGCATTTACTGACTTCAGTATTACTGATTCAAGTTTTCTTATATCGGTAAAATTGCCTTCTGCTATTATTTGCCTAGAAAAATCATTCGGCCTTTTTCTATATTCTTTCATCATTGGTTTACTGGAACATATGTATCCGTCGCCTGTAGATCCCTTATGTGAACCTACATATAGTTTATTGGTAAGTTTATCTGTCCAACAATATACGAACGCTTCCATCTGACAGCCTCCTACTTAGCTGATCTGGTCTGCAGCAGGGATCGAGTAAGTATAGACCATCTCTGTTTCTAGTTCTTTTCTCTCTCTAACGGCCTCGTCATAGATCTTTTGACCATTGAACGTTAAGCCGCCCGGCATCTTCATGCCGTCGAACTTCTTGAGGTTCTGACCCCACTGTTCTTTGATGAGTGCCTCGGCGTATCTCGCGAGCCAGCGGTCGCCCCAAGTCTTAGTGAAGGTGTCCGGATCTACGATTGAGTACGCTTCGAGAACGATATAGTCACCGACGTTGATGATGCTCCAGTCCATGTCGATGTAGGCGCGATTCATATGTCTGTTGTAGCGAATCGGCTGCTTACCGACCAGCATCTCTTCTAAGAACTGCACGTGGTTGAGTGCCATGTAGTAGGGAACCATCGATACCGAAGTGAGAGTGTACAGGTCGTTCAACGCGATCTGGTAGCGAATGTTGAACAAGTTGTTGGTATTGAGCGACTGACCGATCGGGAACAAGTTAACGACACCAATGATGTTGTCGGGAAGTGGGATCCAACCACCCTTATAAGCTAAGATATTAGCGCCTGAACCGGTACTGGTGTTAACAGTTATGGTTGGGTCTAGTCTATAGAAAGTACCATGATTGGTTATGGTGACGTTCGTGATCGTGCCGTTGTTGTCGGTGACTAGAGTAGCCGCAGCCCCGCCGCCTTCAATATCTCCGGTACCATTTGTAAACGTGATCGTGTCTGTATTTGAGTAGCCAGTCCCACCGCTTACTATTCTGATCTCGGAGATTCTATCTGGCATGTCTTTGGTCTGGACGCTGTAGCGATAGTACTGCTTGTCTGCGCCGTCAAAGTGGTAGTCCCAGAAGTAGCGAAGCGCTTCGTCTACGCGATCATCTACTTGATCGTCGTCTACATTGATCTCAATTACCGGCTTGCCGAGCTTGCGAAGGCAATATTCTTTAAACTCGGCTCTCGATGCTGGGACTGCCATTTTAATACTTCCTGTTAGTTTTTAATATTTATTGATATTGATCACCCCACATAGGCTTATCTCTAAAATCATCATATATATAGCGATCGTATTCATCGATAGTCGTCATTCCAATGGGCATAGTATTAAATCCGATAATCTGTCTCTTATTACCTTTATTCTGCTCTGTCGTATGTCTTAACCAAGCTGGAAATATAAGCAGTTTTCCTTCTTCAAAAGGACACGTGTATTTATTATTAAAAGAACTAGAAATTTTAGCTGATTTTGATCTATGAATTCTTGTTAACATGAAATCACCTAATATATTTTCAAAAACAGTTCCAGATGGTTCTTCTGAATCTGAGTTAAGATAATACACGCCTACAAATAAAGAATTTCCATGCGTATGAACATGATGATAACCTTTTTTATGGTGATGTGTTCCCCACATACCAGTTATACCCATATCAAAATTAAAACCAAGATCACTAGTAACTTCATATAAACATTCTAAAAAGAAAACCCTAAGAGGATTAAATAAATCAGTTTTATGAAGATTTGAAGTTGTACTATAAAAAGTTGACCTTTTATTTTTTTCAATAAAAGGAAACTCAGCTACAAATTTAGACCACTCTTCTTTATATTTCTCATGTTGATCAAACTTAAAAGTATAAACTGGAATTCTAAAAACGTCCAGCATCTCTTTTGAATGTTTAGTCATCTAATTCACATGCCCCATCTTATCTTAGCTTATAAAGTAACTAGCAGGATGCCATCTTTCATCTTTATTGTTCCAGATTAAATCTGAAAATGTAGAGTAATTTATAGTACTTGAGTCTAATATTCTGCTATAAGTATTTGAACTCTGATTTAAAGTAATTACAGCGTTTGAGCACGGCTGCATAGTAGAAAAATCAAACTTTTCATCGTGTCTAAAAATAGTCAAATAACCATTTATCCAAGCAGTACCACCTTCAACTGACAAGTTATAAGTTGTAATATTATTAGAGCTATGTGTTGATGTTACATCGACAATTGATGTAACAACTTCAGTTTGATTATTTTCTTTTAACAGAGTTGCACCAACGGCAATTGGAGTGCGCTTTGAAGAATAGCTGGAATCGATCCAAGCCCACTGCCATTCTATTTGATTTGCATTTATGATATAAGGAACTATTCTACTATATAAGTAACTTTGATTTCCAACAACATTGATTGTGTAATCTGGACTAAAAAGAGAATTTCCATTAGTCATTAAGAATGTATCATTCAAAAGCCACCACTCACGATTTCTCGTAGTGTAATTGTTCCAACACTTCACTCCTATAACTTTCTTACTATTTCCCTGAAAGTCTTTTACATAATCTCCATAAGCAACATTTTCAATAGGTTTTCTAGTACCATCTGCCATAAGAATAGTACTATTAGCAAAATATGCCATCTCTGTTATCCTTCTTTTGATTACATCCAAGCTTCCAACTTTGACGTCTCACCTTTTTGTTTCCATTCTCTATAGTCAAAGTCATCATCTCTTGGCCAGCCCGTCACGAAATAATCATCAACTGCATATGTGTGGCTACCTGACATGACAAAGTTATAGAGCTTAGTATCTGGCGGTAGATCATATTTGTCTATACAATTTACAACTTTAGATCCGTTTATAGTCTGTAGCACAGTTCCAATATCTATCTTTTTAATTCTTTCTTGTGCATTATCTAATCCCATATTAAATAATTCTACAAAAGAACCATCGGCAACTTCACATCTATACCACTTATTCCAATCATTCATAACTGTTTCATTTGGTTCTATAGATCCAAATTGCTTATCTGCAAAAATATGAGTGTGATCGCCTGTAGTATGGTGTGTATAGTTAATAATAAACATCGGTCTATTACCAAGTATGAGATCTTCAGAAGCTAATACTTGATTTGCTTCTCCAAATGCACCCATCAACCAGTCACCAATCTTAACATCTTTAATAAGTTTCTTAGTACCATCTGCCATAGTAGTATAAGATGATCCTAAGAAACAAGTCCCTCCCATACCCGTTGCTGGAACACATGGTCCTGCTGCTCCTATAGAACCGGTTCTTCCCGTTGGTCCTGTTGGGCCCGGTGCACCTGTTCTTCCAGCAAATCCTTGCGGTCCCTGCGGTCCCTGTGGTCCTCGTCCGCCCTGTGGACCAATAGATCCAGGAGCTCCAGCTGGACCCTGCGTGCCCTGCGTACCTTGTGATCCCTGCGACCCTTGTGTACCTGCTGGACCAGTGGCTCCTGTTGGACCTGCAGATCCGGTGAATCCAGTAGGGCCTTGAGGACCTTGAGTTCCAACACTGCCTTGAGCGCCTTGAGCGCCTGTTGCAGTTATTAAAACTAGAGATCCATTACTGTGTTTTACCCATAATTTAGCATCTGCAGTATTGACCGCTATCTCACCCGTTAATAGATTAGTTGCAGTTGGAGTAACACCAGTCGTTGTGTTATATGGTAATCTGATCTTAATTGCCATGTTTCATCTCATCGATAAGTTGATGTAATTCTTGAATAGCTCCGACGATAATTGGTATTATCTTAGTTTGATCTAGAGTCTGAATCTCTGGTCCATCTTTATTTCCGGTTACAGCTTCAGGAATAACTTCTTGAACTTCATGTGCTATAAATCCATCGACAACAACACTAGGCTCACTATTAAATGAAAACTTAACTGGGTTTAGCGTTAATACTCTATCCAAAGAATTTACAAGTGAAACTGTATTACTCTTAATTCTATAATCTGAAGGTGATCCTGTATACCCTGTAGGTCCTTGTGGACCTTGTGGACCGGGAGACCCCGTTGGACCTTGTGATCCCTGTGGTCCTTGAGCACCCGCTGGCCCCGGTGCACCTGTTGGGCCAGCTACACCCTGTGGGCCCTGAGATCCAGTTGATCCAGTTGGTCCAGGGGCACCGGTAAATCCAGTAGGTCCAGTTGCACCTGTATTTCCAGCAAATCCCTGAGGACCAGCTACACCCTGTGATCCCTGAGTTCCTGGTGAGCCAAGAGTGCCAGAAGCACCCTGAGGTCCTTGAAGACCAGTGGTGTTAATCTGCACGGTTGACCCACCAGAATTCTTAGTGAATAGCTTACCATCTGCAGTATTAACAGCTAGCTCTCCAAGTACTAAGTTAGTAGCAGTTGGAATAGCGCCGCTGGTAGTGTTGTATGGTAGTCTAATCTTAATAGCCATAGTTATTTCCTATAGTCTTCGATAGTTAGAGCAACACCTCTCGATGTCCAAGTTTGATAGTCAAAATCATCATCTCTAATCCATCCAGAAACTGCATAGCCATTAACAATATATGTATGGCTACCAGAAGTGATCAAGTCATAAACTGGTGTATTATGTTCAAGCGCATAAGATTCTATAGAATCAACAGTTTTTGGCTTCTCATCAGTAACAAGAATAGAACTTTTTACTAGAGGAAGAATCTCACACGCTGTTCCAACGTCTCTAAAGTACACTGATTCGTCGTTTAACTTACACTCTAAGAAAGTACCGATTCTATTAGTGTAGGATTCTACTTCAGGAACAACAAACTTTCCATAAGCTGCAATATGAACGTGATCATTAGTTGTATCATGTTCACCATTGATCTTATACATTAAGCGATCACCAACAATAGTCTGCTTAGTAGCAACCACTGTATTGATTTCTCCAAAAGCTCCGAGAACTCTATCGCCTATGCATACATCTTCAATCTTCTTTTTAGATCTATCAGCCATAGTAACTTGCGATCCAGCCAAGAAGCATGCTCCTGTGCCGGTACCTCCACATACGCCTGGAGGTGGAGATACTGTTCCTGCTGGACCTTGAGGTCCTCTTGCTCCTGTAGGTCCAGCTGGTCCCGTCGCCCCTGTAGGTCCAGTTGCTCCGGTTAATCCATTTGGTCCAGATAATCCAATTAAACCCTGTGCCCCGGTACCTCCAGTTGGTCCAATAGCTCCTATAGGTCCAGTCGCTCCTGTAATACCTTGAAAGCCCTGAGGACCTTGAGCTCCTTGAGAGCCTTGCGAACCTTGAGATCCAGTTGGACCAATAGCTCCGGTAAAACCGGTTGCTCCAGGTGATCCTTGAGCACCTTGAGCTCCCTGTGCACCTATAAGTTGCTTTACCGTAGTAGTATCTTTGACAAAGATCTTTTGATCTGCTGTGTTGATCGCTATCTCACCCGTCAGCAAGTTAGTTGCTGTTGGTATGGCTGAGGCAGTCGTGCTGTATGGTAGTCTAATTTTTATCGCCATCTTGGACCTTCCATCCATGATACTAATGAGTGTCTAATTCCCTTAGTCACCGGTGTTACTCTGTGTCTCAAGAAAGATGGGAATATAATAATAGTCCCGCGCTTTCTAAGATCTTCCTGTGCCGGTGGCTCGTGCCACTGTAGCTCTAGATCACCACCCTCGTACTCGCTTGGGTCGGTGAGCTGAATCACCATGGAGAGCTTTCTATCTAGAACATTATCAGACTGCCAGAATACATCTTCGTGCCAGTCATAGTGCCCAATGTTATTAGCGTTGTACTTAGTGAACTGGATATTGCGAAAGAAAGTTGCATCGACGCCAAAGGCATTTGCGTTTGCTTCTTCAAACTTTCTCTTCATGAAGTCTCTCACTTCAATAAAGTCTTCATGCCAGTCTTCGATCCAGCGGATCTCAGAGCGCCTGATAGTTCTGTCTACACCAATTCCATCTTTACCACCGACTCTAGCTTCCTGTTCAGGAAGAAGAGTCGCAGTCGCAATAATCTCATCGCATGCTTCAGCTGGAAGTAATCCAGACCACATCTGCCACATAGCCTTCATAATAGTCACTCCTTGTTAATGATCAATGTCACTGTGTTGTATCTTATCACCAGGCTTAGAATAAGCCTTAATTATATTAACGATTCTAGAGTTTGGCTCTAGAGCCTCGAATCCATGCCATACTCCGGGTTCCCAATCCCAAACATCTCCAGCGGAGATCTCTAACTCAAACTGATTGCTGAAGACTCTCAGCTTACCTCGGGCGCATATCGTGATGTGAACGTTTGTCTCATCGTGAGTATGCATCGGTAAGACGTCGCCGACTTCGGGAAAGTCAAAGATGATTCCATTTATAGAATCTACATTCAAGAGCTTGTGCTTCAACATTATATATCATCCTATTAAGAATAGACTCCGCCATCTAAGAAGAATCCATCAAGAGTACTTACCGCGCCGGTGCCGCCCGTAATATTTGTACCATTTGCAAATAAACCTGAACCAGTTATTGTATTAGAGAAAGTAGCATTTCCTGTCACTGTGATTGTATTAGAGAAAGTAGCATTACCAACAAAAACAGAACTATTAGAGATAGTAGAATTACCTGTTACAGTTATAGTGCTCGAGAATGTAGCAGCTCCAGTAACAGCAATTGTATTAGAGAAATTAGCATTACCAACAAAAACAGAACTATTAGAGAATGTTACGTTGCCAGTTACCGCAAGTGTATTAGAAAATGTAACGTTACCAGTTGCTGTAATCGTATTTGAGAACGTAACGTTACCAGTTGCTGCTAGAGTATTTGAGAAAGTAGCATTGCCGGTAACTGCAATCGTATTTGCAAGAGTAGCTGCTCCAGCTACTCCAATTGTACTTGAAAAGTTAGCAGAGCTGGTAACATTCCCAGTTAGTGAGATCGTATTAGAGAATGTCGCTACACCTATCACATTTAAAGTATTAGATAAAGTAGCGGCTCCAGTAACAGCAATTGTATTAGAGAAAGTTGCATTGCCTGTAACTGCGATCGTATTAGCAAAGGTAGCGTTGCCAGTAGTTAAGATCGTGTTAGAAAAAGTAACGTTTCCAGTAGCACTCAGAGTGTTACTAAAAGTGGCATTGCCAGTTACTGAGATCGTGTTGGAGAGAGTTGCAGCACCAGTTACGTTCGCGGTTGCAGATACGACAATGCCTGCTCTGACTAAGAAGTCTTTATTTGCCATGAGTTCCCTTCCCTCCGTATGGCGTTTTTACTATTTATACTACGAGTAAATTCCACAGTCTATAAAAAAGCCGTCCAGTGTGGTATTAGAACTAGAACCTCCGGTGATCGCTACACCGTTTGAGTAGTTGTTAGATCCAGATAAAACAGACACGGAGAGGTTAACGGTGTTAGCGGTAGTGTTTACCGTAACATACTGGCCAAATAATCCTAGTTGATAATTCTGTGACATGTTCCACCTTTTTGATTATTTATTGGTTTAAGAACGCAGCGGTCGGTGGAGTAAATGCTGCAGTATAGCGAGCATAGCGTGAGATGCGGAAGTCATCGATATAACCGTTGAAATAATAAGTATTTTCAACAATGTCACCGCCGATACTCACGAGTCCAGAAGCCGTATAAGCTGTAGTATCAGCAACGGAAGATGTTCCGGTGAGGGCCCCGTCAATGAATAATTTGCTTACACCGCTTGCTCTAGATACAGCAACGTGATGCCACGCACCGGTAGTTACTGCGGTACTGTTAAGTGTAGCAGATGCAGCATTGAGCCACGCTATCTGAGTTGTACCGTTATATAATCCTAGAAACCAAGAACCAGCAGGACCTGCGCTAGGTCTATTTGTTGCTAAAGCTTGATAGCCACCGGAAGCAGTTATATAGAACCAACATTCTACGGTAAAATCGGAAGTACCAAAGTTGCCGGGAAGATCAATTGGAGATAGAGAGGCAGTCGATGGAACGGCATATAGTGCATAAGCAGAAGTACCACCAAAATACATACTCGATCCACCAAATTTAGACTGAGTGGTACTTAGACCTGCTGATGTTCCCGTAAACAAGTTGTTCTTACCTGTGGTATCATACACACCAGAGTTAGTACCGTTTAAGAGAACAAGAGTGTTAGCTACGGCTGTAACTGGAGCAGTAGGCGGAGTAAACGCAGTAGTATAGATAGCGGTACCATTAACGAATCTAAAGTTGCTGATATAACCGTTCATGTATCCAGTACCAGAACTACCAAGTCTTCCGACTCTTAGAGATGTACCAAGCGTGATACCAGTAGAAGAAGTAGCAGTTGCTACTGATGCTCCGTTTAGATAAAGAGTTATGGTAGTACCACTTCTAACAATAGCTACGTGATACCAAGTATTTGCTAATGGGGTCATAGCATAGTTAATAAGCTGTGTGCCATTGAGAAGAAATCTTAGATTGGTACCACTGTAGAAATAAACTGCACAGTTGTTTTGCGTAGCAGCAGCGTCCATGATAGTGTAAGTACCACCTGTAGCTGACATATTAACCCAAGCTTCTATAGTGAAGTCTCCAGACACGGTTGTAGAAGCTATAGTAGTATCTAAATAGTCAGTGCTTCCATTGAACCATATACTTCCACCAACGCTGCTCACCCCATAAGCATTAGTTGGAGCAAATGGCTGGTATGCGTATACAGTAGGAGCGCCAACAGCTGTTAATGTATACGCATTTGTAGAGTTATCAATAAATCTATTAGACTGACACGTCAAAAGAGATGTTCCAGATATAGCTGTAAGTGGAGAAGTTGGAGGTGTGAAAGAATTGGTTACACCATAGACTGCCGTGCCCTTAACAATTCTTAAATTGCTCATGGTACCGCCGAACCAACCGTAGCCACCGATGTTAGCGATGTTAACTGTACTAGTAGCGGTATAGTTAGTAGAATCAGCAGTCGCGCTACCAATAGGAACGCCGTCGATAAAGAAACGAGCCTGACCGCTCGCTCTACAGAGAGCTACGTGGTGCCAGTTACCATCAAATAAACTTCCATAAGCAAAATTCATAATGTTGCTGGCAGCCTGAGCGCTTTGATAATATAGCTGTGAGTTACTATAGGCAATAATAGCCCAGCTGCCCGTCATCCAGACTAAGTTAACCTGTGTTGCAGACTGCGTAGATCTCATCCAAAACTCAATGGTAAAGTCACCGGTACCAAAAGCAAAAGCTGAAGAACCGGCTACAGTAAATGCATCAGTACTACCATTAAAAAGATTTGACCATCCGTTTAAGTTAAATGGTGAGTAAGATCCCTGTGTCGGCGTGCCGTTTCTTGTAACTGTATATGCGTTAGAGCTTGAATCTAAGAATACGTTGTTGTTAGCTCCATTACTTCCATCTCCGTGAAGCAACATCGCATTTAGATAGAATTGAGGCTCGGCTGGAATAACATATTGCGGAAATGTATTTGACTGCTTGTCTAGCTGTGCCTCGACAAGACTATAGATACCAGACGCTACGCTGCTATTAGCTACGTTAGTTGGTCCAATCACTCCACCATTCTGTCTAGCTCGCATTAGCTTATCTGCTCCCAGCTGCAAACGGCCGTAATATAACCGTTGGTGTTTGTGTTCATCTGAAGTGAGTTATTTTCAAGAAGATAGAGAGCCGTGTCTTTACCAAGTACAACTAGTGAAGCTGCAGAAGGAACCGAGACGTTAGCTGCTATAGTTGTGTTTGTGCCTGCTTGGTTTATCTGAAGATAGATTGGAAGAGCAGCTGTGCACGCATTTGTAACGATCAAGTTATTGATCTTATAGAGCGTGTTAGATGAAGATGGGTTCTGAACTACGTTAGCAGTCGTAGTTGATACTGCTAGCGCACCAGTGTTTCCATAGATTGTTGAGACGTTGACTATGTTTGGGTTAGCCATCGATTATCCTCCAAATACGATTGCCATAGCGATGGCTTT